CATATTCGCACGTCCGGAAAGTGGTAAAACAGCTTTTTGGATCAATTTAGTCTCAGGAATTGATGGGTTTGCCTCTCAAGGGGCTAAAGTATGTGCCTTGATCAATGAAGAACCTGCAATTAGGACTCAAATGCGACTAATTAATGCCTATACAGGCATGACATTTGAACAAATACAGGAAAACACAGATGTTGCAAAGGAAAAATGGGCAGAGATCAGTGGAAACATAAAAATTTTGGATACTGTTGATTGGAGTTTGGAAAAAGTGGATTCTTTCGTGGCAAAGGAAAAACCTGATATTATTATTATAGATCAACTTGATAAAGTTCATGTTCCGGGCACATTTGCAAGGACAGATGAAAAATTACGGGCAATCTACACGGGAGCACGAGAAATTGCCAAGAGAAGAAAGTGCTGTATCTTTGCAATCTCACAGGCATCTGCTGATGCATCGGGAAAAAGTGACATTACATTTGACATGATGGAGAACAGCAAGACGGGTAAAGCTGCGGAGGCTGACTTGATTATCGGCATTGGATTCAGGAATATGTTGGATACGGATGAGGATATAAGGACACTTGCCATTAGCAAAAACAAGATAACAGGGTGGCATGGAAAGATAGCTTGTGTTATTACACCAGAACTATCGAGGTATGATGTATGATTAGAGGTGTAACAAAAAGAGAAGATGGATTTATATTTAATGGGAAATATTATAAAACAAAAAATGGCAAAATAAAACCTGAGTTTTCATCTCCAGAGGCTTTTGAAAAACTTAAAGAAAGAGCTAAAAAATGTAGTAAACTAAGGTCAAAGTATTTAAAAATTAAATACTATAAAATTATAGTTAGATTTAAGTTGAAAAAGGGGTGTTTTTTCTGCAAATATAAAGAATGTCCAGAGGCTTTGCAGTTTCATCACTTAGATAAAAGTACTAAATTATTTGGAATTTCAGATAAGTTATCTAAAAAAAATAGTCTTAGTAAAATAAAATGGAAAGAAATAAAAAGTGAAATAAGAAAATGTATTATTTTGTGTGCTAACTGTCACGCTGAAGAAACTTATAGAGAAAGAATATATAATGATAACAGCATTTGATGTAGAAACAAGTTTTAGAATGAAAGACGGAAAAAAAGATCCGTCTTCCAAGAATCCAGATAATTTTCTCATATGCATGGGATTGAATGACGAGTATTTTTTCTTCAAGCACCGGGAATTCAAGGGCATACCGGATAGAAAACGAGTACAAAATATTCTAAATAAAACAACCTTGCTTGTTGGTCATAACATAAAATTTGACTTGATATGGCTATGGGAATCAGGATTTAAGTATGACGGCAAGGTTTATGACACCATGATTGGTGAATACATAATGAATCGTGGACTGAAAGCTCCCATAGGACTGAAACATTCCTGTGAAAAGAGAGGAGTGGTGCAAAAATCAGATCTGATGGAAAAGTATCTGGAAAATGACGTGTCGTTTGAGAATGTTCCTATGTTTGAGCTGGATGAGTACGGCAGGTTTGATATAAAGGCAACTCGTTCTCTTTTTGATGCCCAAATGCTTCAATTCAAGAAAATAAACAACAAGGGACTGTTAAAAACAGTTAAAATGATGTGTGAATTTTTGGTTGTATTGGCAAAAATGGAAAACAACGGCATTCGCATTGACATGGATGCGTTAAACCAGGTTGAAAAGAGTTTTGAAGAGGAGTTTAACAAGCTACGAGTGGAGATTGATGAGGCTATTTATGAAAAAATGGGGGATACTAATATAAATCCATCCAGTCATGAGCAATTATCATGGCTTATTTATGGAGTGAGAGTAAAGAACAAAAAAGAATGGGCATATATTTTTAATTTAGGCACTGATCCCAGAACAAAAAGACAAAAAAGGCGACCTCGTTATAGCCGTCATCAAATGACACAGATTTATACAAAATATTTGGAACCTTTATATAAAACAAAAGCGGAACAATGTGATTCTTGTGGGGGAAAAGGAAAAGTACAAAAAATAAAAGTGGATGGAACTCCTTACAAGAATTTAACAAAATGTGAGGACTGTGAAGGACAGGGTTTTATTTATCATTCAACACAAGAACGTGCAGGATTTAACGCAAAGACCTATGCTGTTCGTGACATAGCTGATGGTGGATTTAAGACGGATAAAATTACACTACCCATCATAGCCCGAAAAGGAAATGAGGAGCTGCGATTGTTTGTTGAAAAGATAAATCGCTACACGGCATTGGGCACTTACCTAAAAACATTTGTGGAGGGGATTAAAAAACACAAGACAGAAAATGATTTTCTGTATCCAAGTTTTATGCAATGCGTGACATCAACAGGAAGATTGTCCAGTCAGAATCCTAACTTTCAAAATCAACCACGAGCACGAACGTTTCCCATACGAAAAGTCATTGTCTCCCGGTTTGAGAATGGTAAAATTATGGAAGTTGACTTTGCCCAATTGGAATTTAGAACGGCTGTATTTCTAGCACAAGATAAACAAGGTATGAAAGATATTTCAAATGGTGTTGATGTGCATCAGTTTACAGCAGATACAATAGGATGTTCTAGACAGGACGCAAAAGCCCATACATTCAAGCCCTTGTATGGTGGCATGTCCGGAACGGAAAATGAAAAGAAATACTATTCAGCGTTCTTAAAAAAGTACCCTGATATACGAGTTTGGCATGACGAGCTGCAGAATGAAGCCATACGGCACAAGGTCGTAACGATACCGACAGGTAGAGAGTACGCTTTTCCAAAAGCAGAACGCATGCCATGGGGCGGTTCAAGTTTCTCGACAAAGATAAAAAATTATCCGGTTCAGGGATTTGCCACTGCCGATATTGTTCCTCTAGCGTGTATTTTAATTAATGATTTGCTAGAGCAGAACAAAACCAAGAGCCTACTTATTAACACCGTGCATGATTCCATTATTGCTGATGTTTTTCCTGAAGAGGAGAAGATTGTCGCACAATGCCTGAACAATGGGTGTTTAGGGGTTATCAGCAAGATGAAAGACACGTACGGAATCAATTTCAATGTTCCTCTGGATGTTGAGTTAAAGGTAGGCTCTAACTGGTTGGATACGAAACTTTACGCTTGACAAATACTGTAAATCCGGTATTATATAATTTAAATAAAACCTATGGAGGGTTAGATATGACGAATGAATTACAAGCTTTTGAATCTCTCAGTAAAGAAGAGATCATGAAAATGACGGGTCAGGACGATGACTCACAAATGGGTTCAGGCATTTTACCAAGATTGTCCATAAATAAATTAGCCGAGGATGATGACGGAAACGCTTTGCGTCCAGGAGTTTATACAATCTACGATCCTGAATCTGAAAAAAAAGTATACAGCTTAAAGGATAAGCCTGTTAATTTCAGGCCCTTTATAAACGCCTATCAGTATATGCAATATGACGCTGAAAACAATAACTATTCATGCACATCAGTTATCTTTAAATCGTGGAAAGATGATCCCATTGATTCTAAAGGTGGCGTTCGATGCGGAAAGGTTATCGGAAAAGACAAGAATCAGTTGTCAAAAGCTGAACTGGATAATCAGCGTGACACCAAGTGCTATCGTTTGGTGTATGGCTTATTGTCAATGGACTGTACAACGGCTGATGGTCAACCCACGTCCATAGAGGATGTGCCTATTTTATGGCGAGTAACAGGAACAAATTTCAAACCTGTTGGTGAGTCCCTAAAAAGCCTGAAAAGCCGTGGCAATCTTATGCAGAATCATTTTCTTAACTTAACGTCCAATCGCAGAAAAAGTGGAGACACCGTGTGGTATGTTTCAAAAATTGTAATTGACAACAAGACAGTTAAGTTCACGAAAAAGGATCTGGAAACTATGGATTTGTTTACTGACCTCATTACCGATGAAAATAAACGAGTGTCCGATGCCTACCACAAAGCAAACGATAAGAAAGAGACAGATAAAATTACTGAAAAAGTAATTAATGATCTTGAAGACGACCCTGCTACCATCCTTGCATCCTAATGTCTAACTCTATATTAAACAGAGTTCAGATGTTCCTTACAGAGGCCAATA